TTCGTATACTGCCCATACATCCCACTCATGCCAATCCAAACCATAACTGATCCTGAGACCTTCCAACCAAGAAAGGGTATCATGACCCGTTATGCTAAGGCTGCAATCGCTCCTGCCCAAAGATTCTACAGAGTCATCCGACTCATCGGTGCAGGCCAAAGCTACATGACCCCAAATATCGCTCGTATTAACAAGCTTAAGGGTTCTACTATCGGATACTGAACTGATTAGTTTCTAATTAGTTAAAAGCGGGGCTTTATGCCCCGCTTTTTTATTTTATAGACCCTAGATAAGATAGAGGCTTATTATGTTTAAATATAAAAATATAAGTAATACAACTTTAATTATTCAAGTTGGTAGACAACTAAAATATATTAAGCCACAAAAAGAATTTACATCTAAAAGTGTTATTGATAACAAATTTTTAGTTGAAATTTCTGAAAAGCCTGTAGTCAAAGAATATAAGAAGCAGGTTAAACAATGATAGTAAAACCAAATATAACTGCTTATGGTTCTACCTATGGTAAGTACAAGGGTATAAACTTAAACTCCTATATTGAATCATCAGATATTAATGTTGAGTCTCTTAACAAGAATTTAATTGTTGATAATGTAGAGTTCAATAAATTTGATGAAACGATAAAAGATTATGTATTAGCTCAACTAGGTCATCCTGTTGTAAGAGTAGAGCTAACACCGTTTCAAATTAAAACCTGCATAGATGAAGCAATAACAAAGCTTGATTATCACGCACCATCTTGGGCATTACAATATGCGGTGTTTGATGCGTCTGCTGGAATTTCCTTATATGAACTTCCGGCATTTATAGCTAATAATTTAAATTACGTTGTTTATCAAAAAGACTTATTAGCTTTTCAATTTACAAAAGGATCTCTTGAGTTCGATTTCTTTTTAGGATTCTGGCAAAATAATAGATTCTTTCAAAACATGAATGTAGGTGACTATCTTCTTGTTCAACAATACATGGAAATGATTCGTAAGGTTCTGTCCAGAGATGGCACATTTGATATTGTGAATGGAAGATATTTACAGCTTCATCCAGAACCTCCAGTTACCCCAAGCCCTGTTATTCTTGAGTATAGAGCTTTGGATTCAAACACAATCCTTCCTGCATTTAGAAACTGGATTCAAAAGTATGCCTTAGCTTGTGCTAAGGCAATCCTTGGTAGAGTTAGAGGAAAGTATCAAGCTATTCCCGGTCCCGGAAAAGGAGCAGCACTTGATGGGAAAGATCTTTTACAAGAAGCTGCTCAGGAAAAAGAAAAGTTGATGCAGGAACTTCTAATGGAGCTTGAAGAGCCTCCGCTCTTCTCGGTCTACTAATGACAGATGACAAGTTTATTGTTAAGAAGCCACCATCAAAGTCTCCACTAGTACATGTGGATGATTCAGAAAGTATATTAAATTTTTTCGATCAATCAAATCCAGACATCGATCTTTTTAACCTCATAGATGATGAGACTATTAGAATATCTGGTTCCAAAGTAGCCATTTATAAATATTTTCCATCTCAAGAATTTGATGAGGTTTATATGGAATCAAGAAGTAAGACTATTGCTAAAGAGCCAGTAGTTTTATTTGCTCACTACGAACCAAAAGCTATTGAACAAGCTTTAACTCAATTTGGTATTGAAGTAGATAATGATCAAGTTTTTACTTTCAATAAATTATATGCTGAAAGAAAACTTGGAAGACCAATTATTGTTGGCGATATTATTGCTCCAATGTTTCAAAATATTAAATATAAAGTATATCAAGTTAATGAAGATTCTTTTGAGTCGTATGGAGTTTATCACTTAATGTGTTACTGCAATCTTCTTCGTGATACTGAAGACATGTATAATGATAAGATTACAGAAAGACCAGATAATCTCGGAAGGGAGTTTGACCTATGAGGTTTGGAGCTAGGCAACAAGTAGCCGAGGAAGTCTTTCAAAAAATGCAACTAGATACTAAAAAAAGCATCAGCTACATTTATAAAGATTGCCTTAGATTCTTGTTAAACAAATTTGGCAACATGAGTTATTATGATGGCAAAGGAGATTCTATAAGAATTAAATGCTATCATGCTAACCCAGAAAGAGCCATAGGTATTATATTCAAAGAATCTACTGTAGTTCTTCCTGTAGTTACTATAGCTGAAAACTCCACAAAATCAAACGAAGAGAAGAGAAGATACGAATCAATATTAGTAAATGAGAGTTACTGGCACCCTAAGTATCAACGTGCAGTAAGAATTGTTAGTCTTCCTCCAAGACCAATTAACATATCTTACAGTTTAAACATTTGGTCTTTTTATAAAAATGACTTAGATCAAGTTAGAGAAATGATATTCTCTATGTTTAACCCTGATTTAAATGTAACAATTGGTGAAAACTTTTGTACTAAAATTTTTATAGAATCCGAAGATGATGCTTCTGAAGTTAAAGTACAAGATCAAGAAGACAGACTTCTTCAAAAGACTATAAATTTAACTTTAGAAACTGCCGTCCCCGCTCCTAAATTTTTATACACATCTACTGGTAAAATAGAGAAGGTTAAATTTGAAATTGATACTGTTACTGGTGTAATTACGCCAGAAAGTTTAGCTCAACTAGATGCACTAGTACAAGCTGATATAACTGAAATAGAAGTTAACTTAGGACAAGGAAAGCCATCCACGGGTGCTCCCATAGACCACACTCATGAAGAGTATGTAACCCCAGAAGAGTTGCAGTCTATGACTTGGCTAACTAATTAAAATGTTATATTTTTAGTAAAAATTACGTCCAGACATGATAAATATAAATAGGAGTTTCTTATGAAGACTGTTAAAAACGAGACCACCCAAGGTTTCGAGGTATTTTTAAAAACTGATTATGGGTATAAAAGCATTTGGTTAAAGCCAAAAGAACGAATCGTTGTAGAAGAGTCTGCTATATCCCCTCAATTATTAGTTTTAAATAAAAGAAAATTAGTAAGAATCTCTAACGCATAAGGTGCTTAAATGGTAGGTAAATTAAATAGTCCCGGTATTTTCGTTAGAGAAGTAGATAACACTGCTTTTGCTCCAACTATTGATTCGTCTATAGTTGGTATCGTAGGGTTTGCAGATAAAGGCCCTATTGGAAAAGCTACATTAATTACTAATGCAGAACAGCTAGTAAGAACTTTCGGGGAACCTAATGAGGATCTACCCGGACAAGGACTTATTGCTGCATTAGAAATTCTTGAAGCTACCAATAGAATTTACTTTGCAAGATGTGCTGATGGCACTGCAGCGGAAGCGTCTGCTGGAGTTCAATTAGGAGCTTGCCCTGCGGTAATGATAAACAAAGCCGCCGCTACAGCAAATGATACCGATCCTTTATATTTAAGAATTTCTGTTTCTGTAAATGGAGAGCCATTAGCCGCCTCGTCAGTATTAGAAGTTTCATCCACAGAATTGATTTATGCAGAAAATTTCTTGAAGTATGTCGGTGATGGCACCGCTTCAAAAGATATTTTTGGAGCAGCTTACGACCCAGACTTCCCAGATGTCCCATTTATATTTGCATCATATGCTGGTAAGAGTGTAATTTTAAACATTGTCGCTGCTACGAATCAAACTTTTGCACCTTCGGCTGGAGTAGAATGTTTAGCTCCAATTGATAGACTTGGAAACTATAACGATAACCCAGACGTTTTAGCTTCATCAGTTACTGTCACTGGATTTGATTTAAGTAAAAACAGCTTACATTATCTCGTAGAGTCACTGTATCCCGGAAAAGGTTACAACTACGGAATATCTTTAAAGACTGGTGAGGTCACTGGACTTAGCATAGAAGTTGATAACGTAGCTGGTCCTTGGTTTAATCTTTATGTCAATGACAAGGGTTTCCAAAGTGAATCATTTAGATTGAGCTTAATTGGTGACAATACCTTCATTGGCAATGTTATCAAAACTAGTGAATCACAAACTCCACTATTCTCACAATACATTAAAGGAAGATTTGCCGGAACTTCCAATCCTAATGATGGTAATCCTTTAAAGAGTGTTGCTGAGAAATTAACTGCATTTTTAAATTATCAAGTATCCGCAGTATCAGCAGACAATGGCACAATTGAAACCTCTGCAAGTCCAAGATTCGTTAAGCCTTTAATTGCTTCCTATCCTTTAGTAGATGGAGCTAATGGACTTAGTGATGAAACAAGTATTTTTGGAGGAGCCACTGGAGATGGAGAAGGTGCTGCTGAAGACGGTACTAATGAAACATTAAATGCTGTTGTAATAGGAGAGCCAGAGGATAAGACAGGTATCTATGCTCTGGATGATGATAACTTGAATATCTCAATTGCATTGGTTCCCGGATTTACAAATCAAAGAATTCAAAATGCATTGATTACACTAGCAGAGTCTAGCCAGAATTTTATAGCTGCTATAGCTCCTCCTTATGGAACTCAGACAGTTCAAGATGCCGTTAATTGGATGAATGGAAAGTCTGGATTAAGAACAGCTTCCATAAACAATTCTTACGTCGCAGTTTACTGGCCTTGGGTTCAAGTCTTCAGCGTATTTGATGAAAAAGATCGTTGGCTAGATCCAGCAATCTATGCTGTAAGACAAATGGCATTCACTGACGCTGTTTCTGAACCATGGTTTGCCCCTGCCGGATTCAATAGAGGTAGATTAAGCAAGCCAATAGACACAGAGATAATCCTAAGCCAAGGTGATCGTGATACTCTTTACGACAACAACATTAACCCAATGGTTAAGTTCTTCCCAGAAGGTATCACAATATTTGGTCAAAAGACTGCTAAGAGAATACCTTCTGCTACAGACAGAATAGGTGTCAGAAGACTAATGATTTATCTTAGAAAAACACTTCTTGCTTCAACAAGAAGCTTTATCTTTGAACCTAATGATGCAATAACATGGGAGAATGTTAAGGGTGTTTGCGAAGACATCTTAAGAGATATTGCTTCAAGAAGAGGTATTGCAGAGTACAGAGTTATCTGTGACGAAACTACTAATAGTCCATTAAGAGTTTCTCGTAGAGAGCTATGGTGCAAGATTATATTAAGACCTGTTGAAGCTGCTGAGTATATAATCTTTGAAGTAAATTTAACTAACAATACTTCAAAGTTAGGAGCATAATATGGCAAGATTAACACAAGAGAGAAACCAAGTCAGGGGATCTTCAAATTTACCAAAATTATCCACTGCACTAGATTCGGTCAGAGCATATCAATTTGAACTTCAGTTCTTTTTTCCAAGACAAATTCAACAAAGAAATATTATAGGTCTTAGAGATCTTAATATTGCTGTTAAGCAGGTAGCTGCAACAGGAATCAAGGTTGAAGACATTGAAGTTAATAGATTGAATGATAAGTATTACTACCCCGGTAAAGCCTCAGTTGAAGAGTTATCAGTAACTTTTGATAACATCTACAAGACAAAGGCTGGAGCCGCTCTTTTCCAATGGTTTAGAGCTTGTACTTACGATCCAGCATTTGGATATCAAACTCCAATCACTGGTGGCTACACTGGTTTAAATAGCTTTAAGGCAGAAAAAGTTCGTTTAATTCAATATGACGGAACATTAACTCCTTTCGCTTATGTAGACTTTATTGGTGTTTATCCAAAGTCTATGCAAATCGGTGAGCACAATTATTCAACCAGTGAATTCCATACACTGAACGTAAACCTTAGATATGATTTTATTGATCTATCTAATAGCACATTAGTAAACCAAAGCAATCCATTGGCTGGAATCTTCGGAACCTAATATCTTATTTAAGTTACCTTTATTCAAGCCTATCTATTTTAGATAGGCTTTTTTTCTATAATAAGTTATGGATTACTTTTCCCTAGAAATACTTGATTACTTCAGCAAAAAAACTGGAAAGCCTTTAAGACTTCTAGAACAAGGAGAAGGTGCCCTCAAGCCTCAAGGTCATGTTGTATATTCAACAAGTCAAGGGGGAGCATTTGCAAAGCCATTGAAGGGAAACGAGCAGGAACTAATACAAAAAGGATTTAATCCATCGAATGTTGAAAGCCAAGCAGGCCAAGGATTAGCTCAAGCATCTCAAATTAAGAGCACTACAGGATCTGTTATTTATGCTTGGCGCACCGGGGAAGATGAGGGCACCCAAGAAGTAGCACCTGAAGAACCTTCAAAGATAGATGCTCTAGAACAACAATTAACAGCATCTTTACCTCAATATCAAGTCCTTACTCCAGTAGCTATTGAACTGCTTGGAGCAGCCTTTCCTTCCTTTTTACAAACAACCTTGGCAGGAATAATGGCAGATAGGACAAAAGGTGCAGAAGCATCTAGAAATATCTTACAAACAATATTAAATGAAGTTGGTTTAGGTGCTTGTATATTTAATGTAAAAACACTGAAGACTGTAGATTCAGAGCTTGGGATACCTAAAGACTGTGTTCCTAAAAATTTACAAGCAAGAGAGTTACTAAAAGCATCTTTACTAGATAAACTTCAACAAAGAATTTTCTTTCAAGCGGCTGGAGCTAAACAAAGATCATTAGCTGATAGACTAGCTACTGCATCTGTTATTAAGATTGATGAATCTGGAAAGCTAGACCTGCAATCTAGAATAGATCCACTACAATCTCAACAGGAAGTTCAAAAGATATTTGAAAAATTAATGGAATTAGCAAGTAAAGAAACTTTAGATTCTACAGATATTACATTTATAAAAAACAAGGTTCAATATCTTGGTGGAAGAGATAAGATTATTTTATATTCCGAAGATGGTAGATTGGCAGTTAGTTTTGGTAACTCGGGAGCAGTTGGGTTATTGTCAAGATGGTTAGAGGAAAAATATATTCAATCATCTCCAGATGAAAAAGGCAAACTTCAAATAGAGGGACTATCAGTAAAAAAACTAAACGAAGAGTCATATAGTTCTCTTTTAGGAGATCTTGTTGAAGATCTAACAAACCTTGAAATCAGAGAACAAAGATATGCTGGGTTAATAGCTCAATGTAAAACAAACAACCCCGAGTTGTGTGCTCAATTTCAAAAAGACTATGAAAACATTAGATTGGAGAGAGCTAAAGTTTACGTTAAATTATCTTCATCTTGTAAGATTTTAATGGAACTAGGTGGTGCCGATAAAGATTTAATAGGTGAGTCAGAAAAAGTAGAACAAATTAATTCATTTCATGATCAAATAAAAGAATTAGCTGCGAACGAAGGTATCAATGTTAACGATCCAAAAGAATTAGATAAAATCATAAAGACCGCAATACAAGTTGGAACATTTGCTACAGTTATGATTCAACAACAAAAAGCTGTTAAGCTAGCTGATTGGAGTGTTGTTACTGGACAAAAACGTGGAGCTAATAGAAAAGCAGACTTAGCATTATTCTACTTTGATGAAAATAAAGCTAGGTCTGCTTCCGAGTCTACAGGAGAAGTGTTTGAATCTTATGATATAAATGACCCTAAGTTAGCATCTATTTTTGAGGATGATGTAACTGACCCAACTACTACTAGCTATAAAGAATATTCAGAGTTAAAAAGTATAGCATCACAACGTTGTGCTGGTAAAGTTCCTTGTATGGTTCACACTATAAGACCTTCATTAAAAACAAAAGTAGGTAAAAAAGGAGAAACAACTTTAGGTACAACCTCTGCAGAAAACACCGATGATATTTGTGAATTAATTATATCAGAAAAAGATCAGGGATACTCAGATACTTTTAACAAAAAGTATCAAAAGAATTTAAGAAAATTAGAACAACATGAAGCACAACAACTACGAGAAACAGTTATTCAAAGAGCGGAGTCTGTAGGAATACCAAAAAATCAAGCAATTGAAGCAGTAAAAAAAGTTAAAGAGTACAATGCAAAACTATTAAGAATTTCTCAGTTAGCTGCTAAGATTGATACTGTAACTCAAGGAGGGAAACCAGTAACAGCAGACGGAGCAGAAAAAGTAATTGACATGTTTGGAGATATAAGAAAAGAAATAGAAATAGATTTAAAAACTGTTGAAAGCAAAGATGCAACGAAGGTAAAAAATTTATTAGACTCTGCTAGAAAACATGCTGAAGCCATCACAAAGATAAAAGATCCTGAGGCAAGACAGAAAAGAGAAAAGTTAATGAAAGAAACTTTGATGGAGGCAACTTATTACTTACAAAATGCTAGAAGAAAAAAACTAGCAAATGAGAGAGACTCAAATGGTAACTTAACTAAAAGAGCTATGGAAGAAAGAAGAGCTTTTGGAATGGAATTAATGGTTAGGGGAGGCTCTTCCAAAAACTCTACTGTCGTTATAGAGAGTAATTTCAGGGAAAGAACCAGTAATACATTTATTCATAATGATGTAGTACAAGCTCATATTGAAGATTTAATGTCTGGTAAAGGAGAAATAAAATTATTAGCTAATGGCTTTGGTATTTCAGCAGACTGTCATGATAGTGATGGTGGTTGCTGGAAAGAGGGTGATCGAGCTACGATGAGTATTACCTCTGATTTTTCAGGAGGTTCTGCTGGGTCTTATGTTTCTTCTGTGAATGGTAATTCTGTTGAGAGAAGAAGTAAAAAACGTAAACAAGGATTTGAAGGTGCAGTTGGGCAAAGAGAAAATTACAATATAAAACTTTCTTTAATTAAAGAAATGTTAGAACAACAAAAAGAATTACTTTTGAAGATTATTAGTCCAGAAGTCTAATGTAGTTAACTTAAGTAAGTCTTCTAATTTCATAATAATATTCCATCCGTCTTTATCGTCTCCAAACATTACGATGTGGTATTCTATTCCAGCAGAAGTAGATACGATATCATCGTACGGTAATATAGCAAGTGTATCTTTTCTGTCTTGTTGAAAGATGACTATCCATTTTTTCTGGATTTTTCTTGCATCATCAGATGCTTGTTTGATAAAATTGTAAATATCTGATCTCTTATTAAATAAACTTCCTAATCCTTCTTTATTATAACCCTTCTTACATTCAATAATATATTTAAAATTAAGAGGAGTTAGAAGGTCTCCGTAAACTTTTAAGTGATCTGGTAGTTTGTGCGTGTTAGCAAACGCCCCTGACCCCGGAGACCTGTTAAAATCTGTAGTGTTGAAGTGCTCGTTCAAAATTCCACAAACTTTTCTTTCAAAAGTGTTACCTTTTGTACGACTGTTCTTACGCTTCTTCTTTTTTAGAGCAGAAAAATCAAAATTGTCTTCCATAAGTATCTCCGGTGTACTATCATAGACAACATGAGCGAAAAGCTTTATTTAAATAGTGGTAAAGCAAAAGCTAAAGTTAGATATAAATCAAGAGGACGTATGCAAATTGTAATTAAATTTAATGATGATGAGGCTCAAGCCTTTAAAAATTGGTCTAGTCAAGTAAAGCCCCCACAACTCGATGAAGAAAATTTTGTAAAGCAAATCTTCTTCAACGGGATTGGTGCTATTAATCAACAACTTTCAGTTTTAGCCAAGCAGTCTCTCTCAGACCCTGCCATGAGAGAACAACTTAAGGAATCTGGAGTTGATGTTGAAAAGCTTGAGAAAGAGTTGTATGGTCAGGACACTACTGAAACGGGTCCCGCTGAACCACTGGAGAATCCAGTAACCGAGATTACTGATCCAGCAGCACCTGTGGAAGTTCTTCCAGATACACCTGAAACTACTAAGTGAAATGTATAATTTTAAGTTGACGTTTCTTAATCGCCACGTTCAGTTGGAGGATACTCTAGAAACATTAGAGACACCTCAGAGACAAGCAACTTTTCTGCTTGTTAGCGATTGGGATGAGGTTTGCGGTAAGTTGTTGACCAGACTTCGTACTTCACATCATGATCAAGGATTTATGAACAGGGAAATTTATGTTCTAGATTCTTGGGACATCCCAGATGGAACTCAAATGCTTAGAGAGTCTTTCGATATTAAGACTCGTATCAACAGAGTACCTTCCTTAATTGTAGTTAAGGATAACAATGTTTCAGTCATCACTAATAATGATGCTGTTTACAGAGAACTAGGACTCTGACCAAACTTCATTTCAAAATAATCGTTAATTTTCTCAGAGTATTTTTTACGCTTAGTAAAAATAAGTTTGAGATTATTAACGATTATTGTCGTGAAGTA